AGAGTTCAGTAATATTTGAAAATCGTCTATATGTTGATGTTGCAAACTGCTTTTCGGAATAAAATTGTGCTGGTTGCAGTGTACGATCAAATAATGTGTCAAATCTACCAAATCCACCGGAGTTTGCTACCCCTGCCATGCTTAAAACAGGTCCTACTGGATTGTCAGATTGAGCAAAATCATGATTTGCTGAATATCCAGGTTCTTTGGGTAAAGGTAGCCTTATTCTTCCAAAACTCCGATTAACAATACCAGACCTGGTTCTTTCAAAATTTTTCAAAGAATATGGTGCTGTATAAAAGTTAATCCATAAAGGTTGTTCTGCAGCATAGGATCCTAATGGGTATTGTGCAAAGTATGCCATATTAATAATATTTATGATTTTGATAAATATTTTAATGGCGTATAGAACTAAATATGTTCCCTTAAATCAAAAAAAATATGTGGGAAATCCAGATTCTATCAATTGCCGTTCTCTATGGGAAAGAAGTGTATGCAAATTTTGTGATGGAAATGAAAATATTATAAAATGGTCTTTTGAAGAAATTATGGTTCCTTATCATAATCCAGTAGATAATAAGATCAGAAACTATATTCCTGATTTTCTTGTTCAAATTAAAAATAACGACAAACTTGAATCTTGGATGATTGAAGTAAAACCAAAAAAACAAACCATGTTAAAAGAAAATGCATCAAAAAAAGAAAAATTAACATGGATAGTCAATGTTGCCAAATGGAAAGCAGCAGAATTGTACTGCCAAAAACACAATTTTGTGTTTAAACTTTTAACAGAAAAAGAATTATTCTCCAATGCCTAATTTAGATAACACCATATCAAGTTTAAAAAATTACTTTACACAACATAAAGGTATTCAACGACCTAACAGATATTCAATATCATTTTTTAATACACCAAGTTCTTCATTCTTAGATCCAGAATATGTTGTAGATGAATTTTTATTAAATCAAAGAGCAATTGATCATGTTGCAGATGATTTATCTGGCTATGGCGTTGGACGATTAATTCCAAGAAGTCAAAGTTTTGCTAACGGGTTTGCTATTACATTTCCAGTAACTGGTGATAATAGAACGTTATTGTTTTTTAACGATTGGTTTAATTCTATCTATAGTGGTGGGTATTCTGTAGGAAGTTATAATACACCATTTAAATTGGCTTACTATGATGATATTGTAAAAAACTGTAAAGTAATATTAAATTTATTAGATTTAAATGGAAACATAGTTTCTAGATATACCTTTAATGAAGTGTTTCCTGTTGAAACAACTCCACTCAGGGTTAGTAGCGTTGCACCAGATCCATATTTGCGTTACACAGTAGTGTTTAACTATAGAGATTATAAAAACGAAAGATTATAATTATTATGAATTTATTAGATGAATTGAATGTATATTTTCCAAAGTACGAAGTAGTATTACCTGTAAGTAAATTAAAAGTATCATTTACACCATTTAAAGTAAAGGATGCTAAGAATCTTTCTATTATTTTACAAGAAAATAATAAAAAATTAGCTCTGATTGCTCTTTATGAGATTATAAAAAATAATACAAATAATATTGATATTAATGAATTATGTATTGCAGATGCAGAATATTTGTTTTTACACATTAGATCAAAAAGTGTAGATGAACATATCTCAGTTATATTTGAAAAAAACAAATATGAATTAAATATATCAGATATAGTTTGTGTAAATTCATTAAATAAAAAAATTGTTAATATAAACAATAATATTTTAATTGAATTAGAGTCACCTATTTTTTCTGATCTTCTTAAATTAAATTCTTTTGAAACTAATGATTTTTATAAAGTTTGTATTAAAAAAATAATTGTTCAAAAAGAAATTTATGACTTTAATAAATTTGTACCAGATGAAATTAAAGAAATAATAAACAACCTTCCAATATCAGTGTTAAAAGAATTTGATAACTTTTTATCAAATCAACCTAGACTTACAGCCACAATCAAATTACTAGACGGTTCTGAAAAGGAGGTAAATGGGGTATTAGATTTTTTTATCTTTCGGTAAGATACTTTGATCTTACCGATTATTATAAATCAAATTTTAAATTAATAAATACGTTTTCTTGGAGTATTACAGAAATAGAAAACATGATGGTATGGGAAAGAGAAATTTATATTAATTTATTATTAGAAAATTTGCAAACACAAAATTCGTCACAATCAAATAATAACCCATTTAATATAATTAATCAATGAATCCAAATATAAACCAAAACACTTTTGATTTAGATTTAAAAGCTGAACAATCAAATTTTGATCAAGCATTAAATACTTCAACCAATTCAGAACAAAGATCATATGTATTTGAAATGGATGAAATTAAACAACCAGAAAACAATGTTATTTCATTTACATCACAGTCACCACGTATTCCAGATAGAGAAGTTATAACTCCTATGGAATCTAGTATGGCATCATATGTCTCATTAAATACACCTATAGTAGAAAGTGCTGAGACAATTCAATCAGGAATGCTTAATAGAGCATCTGGGCAAGAAGAAATATATAATCAAATGAATGGAATGTATAGTGCTATGCACGAATTAAATTCTAAAATTGGTATGAAACAAGATTTAGTTAGTAATGACCAGGGTAAAACAGAAGCACGAACAGCAAATATGCAAAAAAATGTTATGTTCTTTGATCGATTAACAAAAGCATCATCTCGTCCTTCTTGGGGATAAAAAAAGCCCCTTGCGGGGCTTTTCTCAATCATTCTCCATTTCGGAGAAGTACTTTAGAGGATCTTTTTCCTCAATGTCTTCACTAACTATCGTATTAGTGACATCATCTTCAACACTCTTTGACTCAGTAAACTGGGCACGAATGTCATCACCAGTTGCCTTCTTTAGTCGAGCCTTGAGTTCATCATAACTTTTGAACTGACTCTTGTCAGTAAACTCCTTAAGAGCATATTGCTTCTTCCAAAGTTCCTCTAACTTTTTATCATCTCCACCAAGAAGAGGAGCAGGAGCAGCAAACTCTGAACGATCATAATTTACATACCCACCCACATTGCGAATCTTGATCTTAAAGTCTGCACCAGTCCAAAAGTTGAATGGATCAATTGCTGTCTCATCTTTAAATTCTGGATGAGCAAGTGCTTGAATCTTCTGGAAGATTTTGGTACCATACTGATAAAGAAAAACCTTTCCTTTATTTTCTGGATTTGCTGGATCTTCAACAACAAGAATGTTTGAAATGTAAGTCAACTTACGCTTACGATTGCGTGCAATATTCTTATCATCCTCAATTCCACTATTCCAGAGTTCCGTGTTTGCTTCACAAACTGGGCACTTTTCTCCAAGAGTAGTTGGGCAGTTTTCAAACAACCAACCACCCTTACCCTTGAAGGCATGGCTGTAAACTGAAACAAAGGGACTATCTTCTCCTTCAATTTCAGGAAGGAATCTAATTACTGCATAACCGTTTCCAGCCTTGTCAATACCAGGCTTCCAAAGACGATCATCTTTGTAACTCTCCTTTGAGGTTAGCTTATCCATACGCTCGGTTAGGGATGCGACTGAGTTCTTACTCTTCTTCTTGAAATCTGAAAAATTTGCCATTGTATTTGCCCGAGGATCTACCTCGGCCTTTCTGTGTTTATTATACCCCTAGAAATCAATTAGTCAACTGGTAGTTTATTTTTTTTATTTTTTTCTTTTATAAAATGAAGCAATTTTGCTTCAACTTCAATTTTTTCAATAATTGGTTTAGTTAGTAATTTTCCAGCAGAACTGGGATCTATACCCATTTCATTGGCTAATTCTAAAACACAATCGATAAAGGGTAATTTTGTAACCTTTACTCTATCTATTATTTGGGAAGAAAATTTTTCTTTTGCGGCTTCGTCTATATACATAATACTATTATATCACCGATTATTGATTATCCAATAATTTAATACACCTAAATATTGCTAGAACTATTTAGAGGAAACCATGGCAGTAGACAACGACACAAATCTTATTATTGAAACTTCCGGTCTTACAGCTGCTGTTGCTACTGATGTAGCTAGATTTGGAGGCATCACTGCACATTTTCAAGTAATGAAATTAGCATATGGTGTAACTGGCTCTGCAACAATTGTATCAGCAGCAACACCATTTCCTGTAACCGTTGCTGGTGGAATGACTGCTACCATTTCTGGGTTTACTGGTACAATCGCTGTACAGGGACCTGCAGCAGGCCCTGTAGTTGTTAGTGGCACAGTTAGTGCTATTGGACTCAGTGGATCTCCTGTATATGTCTCAACTCAATCCGGCACAAGAATTGAAGTAACTGGTGGTAGATCATTATCACGAAATACCGATTCAGTTTCTGTATTTGGTCCAAGCGGTTTGACCTATGTTTATGTTAATTTAGTAGATTCTAGTGGATCTGCTCTAGGAATCTCGGGTGATGCATTAAAAGTTAGTATTTCTGGTGCAGCAATAAATGCAACTATAGGTACAACTTTAGCCGTCCAAGGATTTTCTGGTGGATATCCACTATCTATAAACGATACTAACCTTTTAGGTGGTATGACTGCAATATATAATGAAGTAGTTGGATTGAGAAGTGATTTTACATCTTTGGGAGTAGGCAGACCATCTACATTTAAAACTGGAAGATTATCTACTACTTCAGTTTCAGTTGGACAATTAGATTCAGCTGGATATACAACAACTTCTGAAATTAATATTAAAGCACTTTCCACAAATACAGATTTTGTATATATCGGAAATACAGCTGGATTGATTGGCTCATCATTTGGATATGCTCTAGATCCAGGTGAAAGTGTTTCTCTGAATGTTATTAACACAAATAAAATTTATGCAATATCTAATACTGGAACACAAGTAATTACATATCTAGCATCATAATATGTCATTTTTCCTCACTGCATCCCAGGTAATACAAAATTATGGTTTTGAAATAGCTGGATCTACATATGATCCAGTATTTACAAAAGGATATATAAATTCTACACCAAATGTATCTATTACTGGGTTAAGTTGTTTTATTGATTATTCAGAGTGTTATGATAATTCGGATAGAACAACACTTGTTAAAATGTTTCAAAATACACCACCTGGTACAACCTTTGCATTAAGCAATGGTGATTATTATGATGCTGATGTAGAACTACGTAGAGATATATCTGGTGTTTTTAGTTTACAGGCATTAACTGGAGATAATAAACTCATTATAGGTGGGATTGTTTCCGGTTTTACATATGATAATACATACACGTATTATATAAAAAATAATTTTGTAAAACCACCACAGTATTCAACAACGTATATTGGTGCAACTAATTCTAATTGGATTAAAAATAATTTAAATGATTCTAAATTTAAGTCGGTATTAAATAAAGGAATTTTAGGATCTGTATTTTCAAAACAAGAATATGTTGAAATTTCAGGATCAACTTTAAATTCTGGTAAGCTTTTAGTTTCTGGTGCAATACAATTAAAAGATAAAAAAGAACTAATCTACTGTGGTGTAACACTTACGAATGAAAATGTATCTTCATCATTTAAAACACTAACTCAATTTATTCGTGGAAATTCTAATCCCGATATTTTATCTAAGAGTACAAAAACAACTGGGTGTTATGTTGTTTATAATGGTGATGGTAATCAAGTAAATTGTTTTGAAAAACAAAATGAATTACAAGCATTCTTAAGAAGTCAGTATGAGGGAGCCACATGCAGCACACAGTGGATTGTATGTGATTCATGTTCTAGACTTTCTGATAGTTCTTATAATGCGGCAAGTCCT